TGTCCTCGAAGCGAAACTCCGCAGTGCCGAAGGCCGGGCCTACGTTGCCGCCAAGCTGGCGGAGCTTGACAAGCCTGCCAACCCGAAGCCCGCGAGTCCCTCCCCCTTGACGCCGGCGGTGGCATGATGCGTCGGTTTCTTCTCACCGCGACGGTCCTGGTGTTCTTCGGTGTTTGTGGGTGCGAACGGCAAACGCCTTCCCCCTCACCGAAGACACCGGACCGTTCGCGTCCGATTCCCACGCCGCAGAGCACGCACGAGGTCTTGGCCTTTACGGCGGACTGGTGCCGGGCGTGTCAGCAGGACAAGCCAAGGCTGGCCGAACTGCGGCGACAGGGCGTCGAGGTGGTCGAGATCGACTACGACGCCCGGCCCGACCTGGTGCGGAAGTACCGGGTTCGGCGACTGCCGACCTACATCGTCCTGAAAGACGGTAGGGAGGTGGAGCGGACCGAGGACATCTTCCTACTCATCAAGATCCTCCGCTTCATCTTCAAGCTGATCTTCTAACTCACGGAGGCACCAATGGCCGTCCGCAACGACCCGATGAACCAACGCGGCCCCAAACCGGGAACGAACGTGGCTCGAACGAAAGAGCCGTGCCCCGGTTGCGGACAGACGCAGAAAGCGTCTTCCGCACCGGCCCCAGTCGTGACGGCAGAACAGTTCACGCAGGATCAAGGGGCAGGGCTTTGGGCTCGTGCGTGTACGGCCGTTGGTGCCCACCTTCGGATGCTGGAAACCTACGCACGGACCGGCATCCCCGGCTGTTCGGTCCCGCAACTGCACATCCTGCGGGACGACCTGGACCAGATCATCCAATCCATCGAGGACCAAGACCATGTTGACAGTGAACGTTCCGTCGAGCCACACCCATCCGCTCGTGCGCGTGACTGTGAAGACACCGAAGGGCGAGACCACGACGACGCTAGACGATACGCATTCGACGCTGGAAGTAGCGATCCCGAAGGGGATCCGCGAGGACCAGGTCGAAGTCACCGCCCAACTGTGTGACGCCCGCGGCGAGCCCGACACGCGGATGGCGCCGATCGTCCTGAAGGCCGCCAGCGAAACGTCGGCGAAGCCGACAGAGCGGCCTCCGGCGAAGCCCAAGCCGGCCGACAAGCCGGCAGAGAAGCCCGTCGAGAAGAAGGCGGACACGCCTAAGTCCGAAGTTCCCCAACTGTAAGCCGCCAGAGCGCCCGGATGAACGCGACAGCCCTCCAATCAACGATTGCCGCTCTGCTCGTCGTCTGCCACTCGGGCGTGCGATTTCCCGACGAGAGGCCGGATGGTGAGCAACCTGATCAACGCGCTTCGGCAATCCATCGTGGACGGGCTGACGGACCGGTCGTTGACAAGCTGCTCGCGTTGGGCGGCCAACCGCCGCGTCATGGGCGAGCCGTTCCCCGGCCCATACTCGTGGAAGTACCACCCCTGGGTCCGGGAGATGCACGACTCCCGCGCGTCGTTCAACTACGCGATGAAGGCGGCGCAGGCGGGCGTGACGGAGGTGGCCATCAACCGGGCGCTCTACGTGCTCGACAAGCTGAGGCGAGACGTACTCTACGTCTTGCCCACTGCCCTGAACGCCAGCGACTTCTCGAAGGCCCGGTTTGCCACGGCGTTGGCGCTCAGCCCCAGACTGGCCGAGATCTTCACCGACACCAACACGGTCAACCTGAAACAGGCTGGGGCCAACACGCTCTACATCCGTGGCTCACGTGGCGACAGCAACCTGAAGTCGATTCCCGTCTCGGAGTTGTTCCTGGACGAAGTCGACGAGATGGACCAGAAGCAGATATGGCTTGCCTTGGAGCGGCTTTCGGGGCAGGTCCACAAACACGTCTGGGGCATCTCGACGCCGACCATCCCGAACTACGGCATCCACAAACTGTATCTCACCAGTACCCAGGAGCACTTCGTCTTCAAGTGCCCGTGCTGCTCGCGGTGGACCGAGTTCGTGTGGCCGGACTGCGTGGAGATCATCGGCGAGCATGTTGCCGACGTCCGGTGTCACGAATCGTTCCTCAAATGCAAGGAATGCAAGCACCGATTGGTCCACGAATCCAAGCCCGAGTGGCTGGCCACGGGAACCTGGCAGGCGACGGCGAAGAATGCCAACCCGGATATTCGCGGCTTTCACATCAACCAGTTGTACAGCTTCACCGTCACGCCAGGCGAGTTGGTTGTCGCCTACTTCCGCGGTTTCGGCGACGAGCTGGCCAACAAGGAATTCCACAACTCGAAGCTCGGGCTGCCGTTCATCGGCGACGGGGCCAAGGTCACCGACGAAGACCTTGCCGCGTGCATCCGCAACCACACCAAGGACGACCTGCGGCCGGAGATCGGCGGCGAGCGGATCATCACGATGGGCGTGGACCAGGGCAAGTGGAGCTACGTCGAGGTCTGCGAGTGGTTCTTCGATCGCTACTCGCAGGACTTGAATGTAGCGGCCACGGCCAAGGTGCTTTGGGAAGGCGGCTGTGCCGGTATCGGCGAGGCGTGACGGCCAAGGAAATCTCGATCACCGAGGACGACGATGGGGCGCCGCTGGCGACTGTCGATCGGACGAACTGGCTCAGTGCGTCGCTCGGCCGGTTCCGCCAACCGCGACGGATCATCCTGCCCCGCGACGTGTCGCATGAGTACCAGGAGCACCTGAAAGCGCCCGTTCGGACCTACGAGCGGGAAAAGAAAGACACCAAGAAAGACCAGCAAGCCAAGAGCGGCAACAACGTGGTGGCCACGTTCGTTTCGACCGGCCCCGACCACTTCGCCCACGCCCGAACCTACGCCGAGATCGCCCTGCCGCTGGTAGCGGCACGAGAGACCAACCAGGACATCAAGTCGTTCCTGTAACGAGTTCGCAATGAGTCGCAAACGACCCTCGCACAACCTCATCGATAGTCGGCACCCGAACTACCTGTCCTGCATGTCGGACTGGGAGAAGTGGCGGTTGACCTACCGCGGCGGCGACGAGTTCCGCGACCGTTTTCTTGAGCAGTTCAGTGCTCGCGAGGAGCACAAGGACTTCAACAGCCGCAAGGCGGTCACTCCGATTCCCGCGTTCGCCAAGGCGGCCGTGAACGACATCCGCAACTCCATCTATCAGCGAATGAACGACGTGTTGCGCGTCAGCGGCAGCGGTGCCTACCAGCAGGCCGTGGCCGGCCTGGGAGGCGGTGTTGATCGCCGGGGCGCGACGATGACTTCCTTCCTGGGTATGAAGGTGCTGACCGATCTCTTGGTGATGGGCCGTGTGGGCGTGTACGTAGACCATCCGATCGTCGAAGGGGTCGGTACGCTGGCCGATGCCACCGGACGACGGCCGTATTTGTACAGTTACCAGGTGGAAGACATCCTCTCGTGGGCCTGCTCGAAACCCGAGGAACCGTCTGAGTTCCATTCGCTCCTGCTACGGGATTCCTGTCTCGACAGTGACGAGCGAACGGGCCTGCCGACGCGGACATTTCAGCGGTATCGGCTGTTGTGGGTCGATGAGACGACAGGCAAGGTCAACCTTCAACTCTACGACACGGACGGCAAGCCGATCGACCGCGATGGCAACACGGCCGGCCCCGTCCAACTCGAACTGGATCGCATCCCCTTCGTGATGCTGGACATCGGCGACAGCCTGATCAAGGACGTCTGCCAGCACCAGATCGCCTTGTTGAACCTCGGCTCCAGCGACGTCAATCATGCCTTGAAGGCCAACTTCCCGTTCTACGTCGAACAACGCGACCTGCGAGCGGTCGGTGGGCACCTCAAGGTTGCGGCCAGCGCCGACGGCACGGCCACACAAGGCGGTCAGGGCGCGGCCGACACGGACATCAAGGTCGGATCGACGCAAGGCCGTGCGTACGACATCAAGGCCAACGCGCCGGCGTTCATCGCTCCGCCTTCGGAGCCGCTCGAAGCCAGCCTGAAGCTCCAGACGAAGTTGGAGGAAGATGTTCGCAAGCTGGTCAACCTGGCGGTCGTCAATCTGGCGACCCGCGCGTCGGCTGAATCGAAGCAGATGGACAACCAGGGTCTCGAAGCGGGCCTCTCGTACATCGGTCTGGTCCTGGAGAGCGCCGAGCGGCGGATCGCCGAGTTCTGGGCCGCCTACGAAGAGCGGCGACAGACCCGCAGACAGGTTGCCACGGTCAAGTACCCGGACCGTTACAGTCTGAAGTCGGACCAGGAGCGGATCGACGAGGCCGACAAGCTGGCCAAGCTCATGCACACGGTGCCCGGCCGAACGGTCAAACGCGAGATCGCCAAGAACATCGTCACCGTGCTCCTGGCCGGCAAGGTGAGTGTGGAACGTATCGAGCGTATCCACCGGGAGATCGACGCCTCGCATTACACGACCAGCGACCCCAAGGCGATCATCGACGCCAAGAACGCCGGGCTGGTCGGCGAGAAGACCGCCTCAATCGCCCTCGGCTTCGACGAAGACGAACACCTGGCCGCACGCGAAGACCACACCGCCCGCATCCTGCGCATTGCCGCAGCACAGAGCAGCAGTGACAGCAGTGACCCGGCCGCGCGGGGTGTGAAAGACCTCTCGGCCGATCCGGCCGGGGCCGGCAGTGAGGAAAAGGCCGAATCGCGAGACAACACGTTCCGCGACACGACGACCGAGCGCACTCGTGGTGTGGGGAAGGAGCCGGTCGATGGCTGATACCCTATCCACGTTCGGGAGTTTTGCTGGAACCTACAAGTGGGTCGGCGGCGTGTTGGCTCCCAATGACTGCATCTACGGGATTCCTTACGACGCCACGGAGGTGTTGAAGATTGATCCTGCCACCGACACCACGTCCATGTTCGGTAACCTGATCGGAACACACAAGTGGATTACGGGCGTTGTGGCGCCGAATGGGTGTATCTACGGGATTCCCTTTGACAGCACCCAGGTACTGAAAATTGACCCAGCCACCGATAGCCTATCCGCGTTTGGCAGTCTGCCGGGAACAAGCAAGTGGATCGGCGGCGTGTTGGCAACGAACGGCTACATCTACGGGATCCCGTACAACAGCGCCGAGGTGTTGACGATCGATCCGGCCACCGACACAGTGACCACCTTCGGGAACTTCGCAGGAAGCTACAAGTGGTTTGGCGGAGTGTTGGCGCCCAACGGCTGCATCTATGGAATTCCAAAGAACCACGCCGCGGTATTGAAGATCGATCCGGCTGCCGATGCGGCAAGCACTTTCGGCAGCGTGGGGACTGAGATAAACAAATGGGCTTTCGGCGTCCTGGCGCCGAACGGGATCATCTACGGGATTCCGAGAGACGCCACTCAGGTGTTGAAGATCAACCCTGACTCCGACACCACATCCACGTTCGGCAACCTTCCCGGTACCAACAAGTGGAACGCCGGCGTCTTGGCTTCCAACGGTGGCATTTATGCAGTTCCGTACAATGCCGCCGGGGTGTTGAAGATCGATCCCGTCATCGAAACTGCGGTGACCTTCGGGAATCTCGTGGGCACCTACAAATGGCAAGGTGCCGTCCTTGCGCCAAGCGGGGTGATCTACGGGATTCCATTCGATAGCACCGAGGTGTTGAAGATCGGCCCAGCGAGTCCTCCGCAGCCCGTGGACCCTCCAAAGCCCAAGGGAATCTCGCAAGAGACCTACGGTTCGGTCCAGGAAGCGGCGGACTACTTCGCCATGCGTCTGCACGAGCACGCATGGACGCAGGCAAAGCCGATTGATCGTCCCAGGGCGTTGCGTGCGGCGACACTCGTCATCGACACGCTGAACTTCAAGGGCCGCAAGCACTCGGTCCATACACTGGGCTCGGGCGCAAGCGATGAGGCGATCCGCGCGGCCGAGGCCGAGCAAGTGCTGGAGTTCCCTCGCGGTGCCGACACCGAGGTTCCCGAGGCTATCCGGACCGCCTGTTATGAGATTGCCCATTCCTTGCTCGACGGCAAGGATCCGGAATTGGAATTGGAAAACCTGGGGATCGTTTCCCAGGGCTATGCGTCGGTGCGGACAACCTACTCCCGTGCCCATGTCCCGATCGAACACATCGTCAACGGCGTCCCCAACGCATTGGCGTGGCGATACCTGCGACCGTTCCTTCGGGATGACGACGCCATCCGACTGAGTAGGGTTTCCTGATGAAAGGAAGTGTGACCATGTTGTGTGATCTGTACCTCTGCGACCCGCTGATGACCTGCTACGACAACGACGGCGAAGGTGGTAGCGAAGGCGGCCAGGCCGACAATGCCGACCAAGCCGGTGGCGATGGCGGTCAAGGCGACCAGGGCAATCAAGGCAACGATCGGACGTTTACCCAGGAAGAGGTCAACAAGTTCCTGGCGAGCGACCGCCGCAAGCATCAAGAGAAGTACGAATCGTTGGAGCAGTCGTACCAGCAACTCCTGGAGAACGAGAGCCTGAGCAAGGACGAACGCAACAAGTTGGAGGAGTCGCTCGAAAACCTCCGCGCCCAGTACCGCACGAAGGAGCAGCAGGCGGCACACGATCGCAAGAAGCTCGAAGAGGAATACAGCGAGCGACTGGCGGAGGCCGAGAAGCAGTACGAGGTTTGGGAGCGCCGCTACATGGAGTCGACCATCTCCCGGGCGCTTCAGGACGCCGCCGTCTCGCACGAGGCGTACAACCCGTCGCAGGTCGTCGCGCTATTGCGACCCATGACCAAGATGGTCGAAAAGACCGACGAGAAAGGGCGGGGCCTCGGCGATTTCGAGCCGATGATCGACTTCGCCGACGTCGACCTCGAAACGGGCGAGTCGGTGATGACGCAGCGCACGCCCGAGAACGCGGTCAAGCGGATGCAGGAACTGACCGACCTGTATGGCAACCTCTTCAAGTCCGGCGTTGTCAGCGGCATCGGCGGCAACTCG